GGGAACTACACACAGCCCGGTATGCGCAAAGGACTTTTTAACCGTATTAAAGCAGGCGGAAAGGGTGGTTCCCCCGGTCAATGGTCAGCTAGAAAAGCTCAAATGCTCGCAAAGCAATACAAAGCAAAGGGCGGTGGATACAAGTCATGAAGGCACCCCAGAAGTCACTGAAAGCTTGGACAAAGCAAAAGTGGCGTACCAAGAGTGGCAAGCCATCTACTCAAGGCCCCAAAGCTACAGGGGAGCGTTATCTACCGGAGAAAGCTATCAAGGCTCTTTCGGACAAAGAGTATGCCGCCACTACGAAAGCCAAGCGGAAGGGCAAAGCCGCAGGCAAACAATTTGTGTCACAGCCTAAAAAGGTAGCGCAGAAAGTAAAACCACACAGGAAGGTAAAGTAAGATGGCTAGCAAACGCCAACTAACAGAAAAGCAACAGAAGTTTCTAGACGTGTTATTTGAAGAAGCACGTGGAAGTGTTGTTGAAGCTAAGAAGCTGGCTGGCTATTCACCTACACAGCACACAGCTAGTATTACTGAATCTCTAAAAGATGAAATACTAGAACGTACTAACATGTACCTCGCCGGTAATGCCCCTCGTGCGGCAATGGCTATGGTTGGTGCGTTAGTTGACCCAACTGAAATGGGTATCAAGGAAAAGATGCAAGCGGCCAAAGAAGTGATGGATCGTGTGGGCATCATTAAATCTGAGAAGGTACAAGTTGAAGCAACAGGTGGGGTAATGATTTTACCACCTAAACGTAGTGAAGATGACGACTGACAGATCAGCGGGCAAGTGGATACTTGCTCAACCAGAAGATATTATTGAAGACGAAGACTTCTTACCTATTCCTAAAATAGCTAGAACTATTCCATTTGGTTACAAAGAAGACCCTGAAGACACTGATATTCTCTTACCGATTCCAAGAGAACTCAGGGCACTAGAGAAAGCTAAAGAGTACCTGCAACAGTACAGCTACAGAGAAGTAGCTAACTGGCTGACTAAACAAACTGGTCGCAGTATTTCTCATATGGGATTAAAGAAGCGAATAGACAATGAGCAATCCAACAAAAGACGAAGCGCAACTCTCCGCCAGTGGGCCGAAAGGTACAAGACGGCGATCTCCAAAGCGGAAGAAATTGAGCGCACGAGGCTCGGCGCAAGGAAGTCCCAAATCGACACCCCAACCGAAGATTGAGGTTAGAGAAGATCCGCAGGCTGAGCCTGAGTTTGAACCTATACGCCCAGACGAGTCAGAACATAACGTAATATTTAAGCCTAATGCTGGCCCTCAGACTGAGTTCTTAGCGGCAGGTGAACGTGAAGTTCTATATGGTGGTGCGGCAGGTGGAGGTAAGTCCTACGCAATGCTCGCAGATCCTCTCAGGTTCATGGGTCACCCCTCCTTTAGTGGGTTGCTATTGCGACACACGAATGAGGAGCTTAGAGAGCTTGTATGGAAGTCTCAGGAGATGTATCCGAAGATCTGGCCCGGTATCAAATGGTCAGAGCGTAAGATGCAGTGGACTGCGCCTAGTGGAGCTAGACTGTGGTTCTCATATCTTGACAGAGATGATGACGTACTTCGCTATCAGGGACAGGCATTTAGTTGGATAGGATTCGACGAATTAACACAGTGGCACACTCCATTTGCATGGGACTACATGAGATCACGTTTGCGTAGTACCGCATCGGATCTACCTGTGTATATGAGAGCTACTACTAACCCCGGTGGACCGGGTCATGCTTGGGTGAAGAAGATGTTCATTGATCCTTCTCCTCCCGGTAGTGCGTTTAGTGCAACAGATATTGAAAGTGGTAAGACACTAGTTTATCCTAAAGGCCATTCTAAAGAAGGCCAATCATTGTTTAAACGTAGGTTTATACCTGCGATGTTGATTGATAACCCACACCTATATGATGCGGGGGACTACGAGGCGATGCTCTTGTCTTTACCTGAGCATCAAAGGAAACAGTTATTAGAGGGTAATTGGGATGTTGCTGAAGGTGCGGCGTTTCCTGAGTTCAACAGACAAGTTCACGTTGTTGAGCCTTTTGACATTCCTAATAATTGGGTTAAGTTTAGGGCCTGCGATTATGGGTACGGTTCTTATTCTGCTGTTGTTTGGATTGCCTGTTCTCCTGATGAACAGCTTATTGTCTATCGTGAGTTATATGTTAGTAAGGTCTTGGCAACTGATCTTGCGGATCTTGTACTGGATCTTGAATCCGAAGATGGTAATATCAAATACGGCGTTCTTGATAGCTCATGCTGGCATAAAAGAGGCGATACGGGACCAAGTCTAGCTGAGCAGATGATTCAGAAAGGATGCCGATGGAGGCCATCAGACAGATCAGCAGGCTCACGAGTATCTGGTAAAAATGAGATGCATAGACGGTTACAGGTGGACGAGTACACTGAAGAGCCTAGACTTATATTTTTTAATACTTGCACAAACTTAATTGCACAACTACCGATCATCCCGTTAGACAAAAAGAATCCAGAGGACATTGACACTAAGTCAGAAGATCATTTGTATGACGCATTGCGTTATGGTATAATGTCCCGTCCTCGTTTCTCTATCTGGGATTATGATCCCACTCATCAGCGAACCTCTAGTTTCGTTCCCGCAGACAATACATTTGGATATTAAATATGGAAGAAGATGATATCTTTGAAGCAGAAACTGATCTGCAGATTACATTGGATGATACTGAAGAAGCTGAACCAGAGGCGACTGAGCTACAAGCTATTGTCCGTCATGTCTTAGAAAGATATCGTAAAGCTGAAGATACACGTCGTCAAGACGAAGACCGCTGGTTGCAAGCGTATCGTAACTACCGTGGTATCTATGGCCCAGATGTACAGTTCACTACTGCTGAGAAGTCTCGTGTATTCATTAAGGTAACGAAGACTAAAACATTAGCGGCGTATGGTCAGATCATTGACGTGCTGTTTGCCGGTAACAAATTCCCCATTACTGTAGAACCAACTAGGTTACCTGATGGTGTATCGGAAGCTGTTAATTTTGATATGCAACCACAGGGATCAGGACCAACACAAGAAGGATCTATCTACGGCTTTGAAGGGGACGGTAACGACTTTCCTCCCGGCGCTACCGCGAATACTCTTCGTGAGCTACGACTCGGCGCACTAACAGATAAGCTATCTGAAGTAGACAATCTTAAAGATGGTTATGGTGTTACAGCTACGCAGATCACGTTTGAGCCTGCACTGATTGCCGCCAAGAAGATGGAAAAGAAAATGATGGACCAGTTAGAAGAAGCACACGCTTCTAAGCAACTGCGTTCAACAGCTTTTGAAATGGCCTTATTCGGCACTGGGATCATGAAAGGTCCGTTTGCTGTAGATAAGGAATACCCGAATTGGGATGAGGAAGGGGAATACAATCCAGTAATCAAAACGGTTCCCTCGACATCCCATGTTTCTGTGTGGAACTTCTACCCTGATCCAGATGCGTCAAACATGGATGAAGCTCAGTATGTTGTTGAGCGCCATAAAATGTCCCGCACACAACTGCGATCTTTGAAGAAGCGTCCTTTCTTTCGTACTAATGTCATTGATGAGGTTGTCTCATTAGGTGAAGGGTACGTTAAGAAGTACTGGGAAGATGATCTACGCGATTATCAAACAGACTATGATATTGAAAGATTTGAAGTTCTTGAGTATTGGGGAACAATTGATCGTGAAGTATTAGAGACTGGCGGTGTAGACATTCCCAAAGAACTTGATGATCTAGACGAAGTACAAGCAAACATCTGGTACTGCAACGGGCGTATTTTACGTGCAGTATTGAATCCGTTTAAGCCTGCCAACATTCCATACTATGCTGTGCCGTATGAGTTAAATCCATACTCATTCTTCGGTGTAGGGATCGCTGAAAACATGGACGATACCCAGACACTGATGAACGGTTTCATGCGTATGGCTGTGGACAATGCAGTCTTGTCAGGGAATTTGCTCATTGAGATTGATGAGACAAACTTAGTACCGGGACAAGATCTCTCAGTGTATCCGGGTAAAGTATTCCGCCGCCAAGGTGGTGCTCCGGGTCAAGCTATCTTCGGTACGAAGTTCCCTAATGTCTCCGGAGAAAACATGCAGTTGTTTGACAAAGCCCGTGTACTTGCGGACGAGTCAACAGGCTTCCCATCATTTGCACATGGACAGACAGGTGTTGCAGGCGTAGGTCGTACTGCATCTGGTATCTCTATGTTAATGAATGCGGCGGCAGGTGGAATTAAGACAGTGATCAAGAATATTGATGATTACTTATTGGCTCCTCTTGGTAAGTCTATGTTTTCATTCAATATGCAGTTTGACTTTGATCCTGACATTAAAGGTGACCTAGAAGTCAAAGCCCGTGGTACTGAATCGTTGATGGCGAATGAAGTACGTAGTCAGCGACTCATGCAGTTCTTGCAGGTTGCTTCTAACCCATCTCTGGCACCATTTGCTAAGTTCCCTTACATAGTGCGTGAGATTGCCAAGTCAATGGATCTTGATCCGGAGAAAGTCACTAATAGCTTTGAAGAAGCCGCACTGCAACAGAAGTTGATGCAACAGAATGCTCCTCCAGCCCCTGCTCAACCAGCAGGTGGTCCTCCGGGAGTTCAAGACACATCCGGTGGTGGTGGTAGCAACATAGGTGTAGGACAAGCTCCTGTACCGGGAGAACAAGGATTTACAGGAAATGACCAAGGTGGACAGCCAGCATCGCCAGAAGGTGGTCAGCAAGCTCAAGCCCCTCTGCAGTAATAATAGGCAGTGGGATGCGTATTGTGAGTATTTAGATATTATGATATCTGAACATCACAAAAAATTAGAGCAGTCAGACAATATAGTATCTATTCATCAAGCGCAGGGTGCTGTACAGGTTTTGCGTACTCTCAAATATTTAAAGGACGAGGCTTTAGCTAATGGCTAGACGTAAGAAAAAGATTGAAGAGCAAATGGACATCTTTAAAGAAGGTGGGCTAAAAGAAGAAGGCGGTACTGTAGATCCTGTATCAGGCAATGATGTACCTCCCGGCTCCACTCAATCGGAAGTCCGCGATGATATTCCTGCGCAATTAAGTGAGGGAGAGTTTGTATTCCCTGCTGATGTTGTTCGTTACATTGGTCTTGAGAACTTGATGGAGCTACGCCAGAAAGCCAAGATGGGTCTTCAGAAGATGGAAGACATGGGTCAGATGGGCAACTCCGAAGAAGCAATCATTGATGATGACATGCAATTTGATGGTGAGATTGACCGTTTCATTGAAGAAATGGACATGGAAGAAACTCAAAATTTTGCAATAGGTGGTATGCCTCAAGCTGGAAATCCATTAACTTCTAGTCAGGTTACTCCTGTTGCTACTCAGCCAATAACACTTCCCGGTTTTTCATCTTTTGTACAACAGCCAGCAATGCAACAAGTACAAGGATTACAGCCAGCCGTAGAAAGTAAAGAGTTTATTGGGCCTAATGGTGAAAGAGTAACAATCCAATTTGTCAATGGTCAGCCTGCTACTCCAGTACCAGATGGGTATCGGGAAATGACTGCACAAGAAAAAGAAGAGGCAATGAAGCCTAAGATTGAGCAACCGAAAGTTCAAACAGAAAGTAATCAGGACGAGAAAAAAGAGCCTTCTACAGAACCTAATTTTGGATTTGGCGCATACCGTAGTATGGAAGAAATGACAGATATTTTTTCTACTGTAAATGAAGATTTAAAAAACCTAAAAGCTACACAGAAAACCAGAAAACAAACTCCTTCTATGGCCGTTGAGTTGTTTAATAAAGTTGTAAATGGGATAAAAGAAGGATATTACACAAATCAAGCGGTTGACCAAGTTCGCTCTGGCGAAAATTTAACAAATTCTCCAGCGGGTGATTATGCTTCATGGAGGCAAAATATGAGC